GCCATCAAACTTTTCATTCAAGAACTCTTCAAGTTCTTCAATAAAATTATTTGTTAGACCATTATAAGTATCTCTCAATTTTTTCTCCCTTATATACTATTTTCATATATAAGCAGTAGCCATAATACTTTTTGCCATGCTTGTTCAAGTTCACTATTACCTTTGAATGGATCAAATATTTTTTCTTGTTTAAGATTGTGTTTCCAATGTTCTCTCAAAGCTCTTCCAACAATTTCTATTGCTTTTCTATCTGTCATTATTCATTCTCCTCTGTTTGAAATCTGACCAGGTGTAATACTTTTGTATTCTTCACATTGAAACACATAAATGCTTCACCATTCTTTTGCTTCAACAAAAGTAAATCGTTATCATAATTATTATTTTTTTTCCCAAGATATTTTGAGATCAAAGCAAAACCATTATGTCTGTATTTGCTTTCGCATAATAAGTCTATTGATGTTATGTAATTACCATCCCCAAATATATTGACATTCAAATCAATATCACTTGGATAATCTTTTAATGCACCTGATAATGGCTGTCGCTTTGCTCGCCATCCCCAGCTATTGAAAAGATTTACCCACCATCTTTCATGGTAACTTCCTTTGTTCTTTTCGTTTGACATTCGCACCTCCAATAGTTTGAATTGTTATTCCTAATTCAAGTGCATCAAGCCAGCAACTAAACATAAATCCTGATGGCACTCTCTTAAATGTTTCCCACTTCTGCATTAGACTTGGTTCGATACCCATTTCACCAGCCAATGCTTCTTGGCTCATACCTTTTTTATTTCGATATTTTTTTAAATCGCTTATAATTTTTTGCCAGTTCTCTGTTATTTTTACTGGCCTTTTGTAATGAGTAAAGTGCATCTTCAACCTTTAAAGCTGTTGCGTGTTTCAACTCAGCACCATTGATTGCACGATAATATGTAGACATATCAATACCTGAGTGTTTCCATGCTTGTATCAAAGATATATCTATCTTCCTAGATATTCTTATTAATTCAACTATATAACTATTCATAATCACACCTTACTGCATTAACGCAATGAACACAACCACACGGCTTGTTTGGGTTAGCCGTGTTGGTTGTGTATCTCAATGGTAGTACCACCATAGGTATCCTACATTTTATGGACATTGAGAATCTTTTTTATAAACATTATTTTTTTCTAAAATACTTTCAACATCATCATAGATTTCATTAAATATTTCTTGATGAATGTCTGTATATTTATAATGTCCACATTCTGTTTTTTCTAAACAAGTTAAACCATATTTTTCTTCCATCAATTTAGATGCAAAATCTAATTGAATACCAAGAAATCTTGTAGCTGGAATATAATATACAGTAGCTGGCTTATCTTTATTCATCATCCATCTCCTTTAAGTATTCTTCTGCTGATGAATATTCATAGCCATCACCACATACAACACAATCTTGCCAGCCTATTGCTTCATTGATTCCATCAACAAAAGCAGTCATTTCTTTTTCGTTTTCGAAATAATATTCGCTGGTGTCGTTGTTATCCATACCCCATACGACTTCAATTTTGATGTCGCTTTGTTTAGTATAGTCAACCATCACTTACCTCCATATCTACTATTTTAGTTAGAAGTTTTAATTTAATATCAAACTCTAAATTTCTTACAGCTGGTGCTATTCCTTTGTCTGCACTATTATTTATATTTGCTGTATCCCAAAGATTTATTATATCTTTGACTAATAGTTTTTTGATATTGTCTAGTATTTCAGTCGGTGTATTTTTAGCCATTGACTTCCTCCTGATCTACATACCAATGAAACGATTCAACTGAGTACATATTACCTTTCATGTAATCTTCAATGAGTCTGTTGATATTGACTAACTCATTCTCAGCCAGCTTGTAAAAGCCTGGTGTAGTTTTATCTCTTGTAAGATATATCTTGAGTTTGATTCTACAGTTAAGACTTACAGATATTTCTTTTAAGGTTTCTTTAGCACCTATGTCGACGACCTTACCCATTAGTAACCTCCATCTTTATTTGCCATGATTGCTTTTGCTTCAGCTTCTTCAGCAAGAGCATCAAGTATATTGTTACATTCAACTTCAAACACACCGATTGGACTTGAGTTTGTAATCTCAATACCTCTATCTCTTAGACTTTGAATAAACCTAAGACATTCGATAGGTGAGTCACCAAACTCAGTTTTCATTGAGTCAACAACCTTGTTTGCTATTTGATTTAAGATATTGTCAGCCGTCATGGCTTCGCTATTTGATAAATTCATTCGTTATTCTCCTCTATATTTATCAAAGTGTTATATATTATTGCATGAACGCAATAGATTATGCAACCTTTTTCTGCAATGATCTTGCAATATTTTTGCGTTGATAATCATTGAGAAAAGAGACTGCGTGTTTAGCCAAAGACATTGCATCCCATAGTGTCTTTGGTTTCTTTTTGACTGCTTGTAACCAGCCTTTGAGGTAAGCAGTTGTATTGTCTGTTGGTTTAGATTGAATCTTAAGATTTGCAGCGATCAATGCACTGCCAAGTTCAGCAACTAATTCTTCGAAAGCATATGATTGTCTTTCTTGTGATAGCTTTCTGTTTAGTCTTTGGTCCGCACCTGTCCAATGTATAATCTCATGTGCCAGTACAGAATAGTAATCAATGTCTGTTCTGAATGTATCAAAGTCAGGCATACGGATTTCATCTTTTGATGGAACATAACAGGCTTTGTTGTGACCAGTATGAATTGTTGCTGGTATGTTTGCAAACCAGTTGATGCACTGCTGTTTGATTGCTTTATCGGTTATCATTTCTTCTGTAACAAATGATTGTTCTGATTGCAGTTTAGGTAAGCCTTTGACTTGATCGCGATTGAAGACAGCCCAAGTCTTGAAGCCCTTGATGAATACATTATCGTCGTCGTCAGTGCCGATTCTTGGTTGCAATATGTATTGATTGTATGCAGTTGCTGACTGACCTCCGACATCACCACCAATTTGTTTCCATTGGTTGTATGTACCCCATTGATTACTGGTATAACCTCGCATATCTTTGACCATCCAAAGCCAAAAGCAATTCAATCCTTGATACTCATAGCCATCAGTGTTGATTGGAAATCTAAAGTCTCGATTATGCCAAGGCATTTGCCATTTGTTATCAATGCCGTCTTCAATCTTTTTGATAATGATTTGAACAATTTTATCTGCTTTGCTCATTGTCTTTCTCCCATCTTGGAATTGTTATTGTTAAATGAACTATTGTATTTAATGCTACCCCAGCTATAACGATTTGCCATATGCCATGATAGGGAAACATTTGTGGAAAGCTGTGTATTACATATATGATTGCAATACATAATGGTATGCTCAACCATCCAGCTAGTTTTATTTGACCCATCCTACTCATGATGCGTTCATCCTACACATTGCTCTTGCAACTTCTATGTCTTGCAAGATTATGTGTTTGGTATCTACAAATTTACCAGCATTGAATAATCTTATGTACCTTTCCATTGTCATGGTATCAAAATTAAGATCATTCATGTCTTGGCAATACATTACATAGATTGTAAAATCATCTAGTGTTTTTTCTTGTGTCATTTTTTCTCCTTGATTTGAATTGTTATTGATGATTACGACGACGGCTATTGCTACTGCTGTAACAACACGCCACGTCGTTTGCGATTTGTTATATCAGAATTGATGGTTGTATTTTATGTCGATATATTTGATTTTGTTTTGGTAATATTTGGATTTTGTTGATAGATATTTTTTGTAGTAGTTCATACGTCTTACAGCATGATTGAAATAGTAATATTTAGATGACAGTTTTTGACGACTACCACAAGTAAATGTAATAATAATTTCGAACATATGTACCTCCTTGTTGATACAGTAAGTGGTTGATAAGCATAAAAAAAGAGGTGGCATGATTACCACCTCTTAGGGAGAATTGGTTTGTGATTAAGCTTTCAATAAAGCATCAATCTCGTCGAGTTCCGCTAGCTTGTTCTTGGAATTAGATGACTTTGCATTTTGAGTCCAAGCTTTACCAACTAATTTCTTATATACCTCGAGATCAGCATGGTGTCTGTCATTAAGTTCTGAAAGCTCCTTTTGCTGTTCTCCAATGACGTAGGCTAGTTTAGACATCTGAACATGGATGACTTCCTGTCCAGAGTATGTCTCGCGTAGGTCTGCAAGTTTGTCTCGGTTCTCAGAGATTTGATCAGACTTATATTGTATGCTGTTAGCAGAAGTGTAGCACGCGTCTCTAGCTATTGATTCTCTGAGATATGTTAGTGAATCTCCAGAATGGTAGTTAATAACTGCGATTTTAGAATCTACTAAGTTCTTGTATTTTGTGCTTTTTTTAGACATTTTCTAGTCTCCTATTTGGTTAAAATGTAATGCTTTCGCATCATGATGACGGCATGACATATCATTCGTACATAGAAGCTACTGTTCGCCATGACGTCAGTCATATTACTAGCGAACAGCATACATCAACGCGCTTTCAAGTTAGGCTATGGGTGGTACGGACAAACTTGAAAGCGTGCGAATGATATGTGATGTTGACAGCATGATCCTCGCGAAAGGGTTGCATTTTAGCCAAATCGTAGGAGACTCAAAATGTCTGAAAAAAGTGCGAAATGCTTTAGAACTTATTAGATTCTAAAATTGCAGTTATGTTTTTAGTATGCCCTTTTAGTACTAAAAAACTAGCATTGTGGAAGTTTCACTCATGTCTCAGATAATTAATAGATAGAGTCTTACGCGTGCTTCACTTCTGATGACAGTGTACAATGTTAGACTGGTCATATCTCTGAGGTTCGTGACAAACTCCTACGCGTGATATGCTCTGGACAGGATGTTAGGCATCCTCAGATGTCTATGCTTGCCGTAGTTGGAGAATAGTGAAAGGAGCGACTTAATGTCAAACACCACTGATCTTGAGGTATATAAGAACCTCTAGTTGGTAAAGGTTGGCACACGAAAAAGCAAAGGCGTCTAATTGTTAGAACAAGTAAGGAAGTCGACGATATTTATGCGAAAGCTTGGTCACAAACCTAGTCTGCCTTAGAGGTGGCTCTATTAATCATGACGCAACTTTGGTTAGGCTTATCAACCAACAATAAGACTAGCTTGCCCTGGCAAGCCAAGCCTATAATTGTAGGTTGACAAGTAGTATTTTGATGAAGTATTAGGGGGACTAGGGGGTTGTCATGAGTTCAGATTTAGACAATGGTCGTCGACCTTTGACAAAGAAACAGATGCTTTTAGTTGATACACTCGTAGCAGAAGGTTGTAGTATAGCTAAAGCCAGCCAAGAAGCTGGCTACGCTAGTGGTGACTCTGGGAGAGTCACGGCTAGCAAAGCTTTGCGACTACCTCATGTGCAAGAGTACATGATGAAACGAATAACAGAATCATTGGGTGTTAATGCTACGTTAGCTAGTGCAAAGCTTGTTAAGCTAGCCAGCGGTGCTAAAAGTGAGTATGTCCAGCTTGAAGC